ATGTATGTTATCCGTTTTCATTCTCTCTGTTTATAAGCGCATAACTAACTACTACTTCAAGTTTGTTAGCTGTTTCTGCTTGCGCTTTTATAGCATCTCCTGCTTCTAAATTCAACCCCTGTTCTGTAGCGTTGACTGTACTTGTAGCAGGTACGTCCTTTCTAAAAAATTCTACATCTGTACTAGCAGATGAATCTCTTAAATCACAATTAACCAATACAGCTCCTGTGCTGTTATTAGATACATACACAGATTTTATAATAGCCACAGCTGATGTTGATATAGTCAGAACAGTGGTCATAGCTGTTCCGTCTAATATTTTAGATGCGTTTTTATATTGTATGCTCATGATAAAAAGTAATTAAAAGTATCTAGTTCGTTTTTTAAATCTTGTTGAAAAGAAAAATTAAGCTGTTGTTTCATTGTATTTAAAGATTCCATAATCTGTCTTTGATTATCTACATCGTATTCTTCTTTTGGTTCAGGTATGTAATTAGTTATCTTAGCCATTACTCTTCACCGTATTCCATGTCACCAGACATGGCTCCAGGTGATGAAGTATAATTTCTACTAGGTGTAGCTGCTTTACCTGTGTCTCCTATGCCATAACCTGTATTTCTTGATCGACGTATATTATCAATCATAGCTCCACTATCTACGTCTCCTAAACCAGCTTTATTCATAAGGTTAGCTAAATTTCTTTCATCAATTTTTTTACCAGCTGCTTTTCTTTGCATTAACTTAGATATTCTGTTAGCTCTATAATTAGTATCTCTTCTTTCAGCTCTTGCAGGTTCAGAATAATATCCACCTAAAGCATTCATTTGATTTAATTGTTGTGGAGAATATCCACGTATTCCAGAAGTTGAAGGTCTGTAAAAATCTGATTCTTTAGGATTAAAGAAAGTTCCAATACCTTTTCCAATCATTTGCATAGGAGAAAATTGTTGTAAAAAATCAAATATCTTTGCTAAACCTTTTTTCTCACCTGTTAATGAATCTACTTGCTCATCATTAGTTGTTTCGTCTATTACACTCATATCACTTACACCTTGAAATCTATTCATGTCCAAACCTCTTAACGTAGTTAAGTCAGGTTGATAATAATTTTGTGGAGCGTTAACAAACTCTCTTGGTTGGTAAAAATCTTGAGTAGGACTAATATCATTTGATGGATAATAACTTTGAGGAGCGTTAATGAATCCATAGCTAGTTGGAGGGAATAGGCTTGGTTCATAAAAATCTTGAGTAGGACTCAGATTATTTGGTTGGTAAAAATCTTGAGTAGGACTAATATCTGTTCTTGGTTGGTAAAACATTTGAGTAGAATTAGGATACTGTGGATTTTGATATTGAAAAGCTAATGGATTTAAAGTAGCAATACCACTAGGTCCTTCAAAAGGTTGTAATAATTGTGTTAATCTTAATTCATCTAATGTAGCCATTATCTTCGTCCGTCTGGTTGTGCATCTAATCTAAGTGTGCCATATCTCCATGACTCACCTACTGCTGTGTTGGCTATTTGTACAGAAACTAATCTGCCTCTAGCTCTTGTATCTACCTTATCAGTGGTAGAAGTTATTGTAAAGGGTCCAAGAGGTGAGCTAACTGCTACATCATCTGGATAACTACTTACAAATAAAGTTACTTGAGCATTACCTGTTTGATATTTAAAATCAGGTATAAATCGTTTAACTGACATAAAGTATTCTCCGTCACCTCTATAATCAGCAACCCCTGTTGCCTGACCCAAGGCGCTCTTACGTGAAGTAATATCCCAATCTCCAGATCTAATGAAAGCGTCTATAGAAGTTGTACCTGAGCTGTTTACTTGATCAGTTCCTACTTCATGAGCATAATAAATACTGGCTCCATATAAATTTGTAATGCCTAATATATCTGGAAATACAGGTGTAGCTGTATTAGTATATTCTGTTGCATAAGGAGCATTAAATACTCCTTGGTCTTGATAGGTAGTTCTAGCTAATGATGAAGTGGTCCACACATTTTCTGAATAATTATACGTAACACATCTATCAACTTGATCAGATCCTGACTTTGGATAAAACCAGTTTATTTCTGTGTATAAAGAATTAGGTGAAGAATAAATAACATCTCTGGAATTTAAATTAATACCTAGGTTATCTCCATCTGTATTAAATACAAAATCTTCTACAAGTGATGGCAATGATTTAACTGTACCATCATAAACAAAAAAACCACCTTCCGCTGACATCCACCATACAGCACCATTTGCATAAGACATAGCATGTTGACCAATACATCCACAATTAGTACCAACTTGTCTAACAGAGAAAGTAAAAGGCGGGCCAACAAATTGAATTACATAAGCTGCAAGATCAGTTGCTACAAAAATATAATCTTTACCTTGTATAGCTGCTCTAATCTCATTACCGGTATCTAATCTAAAAGTACCGGCTGTGTTAGTTGCTGTTGGTGCGTACGTGTTTAAATCTTCTTGGTTTGAAAATCTTACAAACATAGGGTCTTGTGTTGTAGTATCCCCTATAGTTGTTTCTGTTCCAAGATGGAACACATGTCTATCTCTGTCCGATACAATAGAAATTCTAGTAGCCGTTGGATTGTTTGTTGTGTTAAAATTGGTTGTTGTTTGAGAAGCCCTATTACCTCTGGGTGTTGAAGCTCCAGCATCCCAAGTAAAAGTTTTGCCATTAAATACAGTTGCAACTAAGACTTCACCAAAGTTATCAAGACTCCAGTTTCCAGCATCAAGAATTACATTGCTTACTGTTCTTTCAGTTCCCCAGGTACTATCATTCCATAAGTAAGTTCCCCAACCATAACCTGCGGTTTGAAAAGTAGGACCTACTTCAACATAAGGATTAACAGTTGCAGCGCCAGCTGCAGTCATACCTGAGCCTCCTTCATTTCTAGAAGCTAATATAGTGAGCTTGTCTACATCTGGAGTTGTTTGTATTTCATAAACTTTTTGTAATTCTGTAGGTGTAAAATCTGATGCACCTGTTACTGTTACACCAGACAATGTTATATACCTTCCTTTAGCTAAACCGTGAGATCCTTTATTTATAGTTACAAGATTTGAACCATTAACAGTTGTTATAGTACATCCTGTAATGGCTGTATCTAACGGTGTAATATCAAAAAAATCATTGCCATAATATAAAAACAAACCTTGTGATGTTCCTACGGCTGTATATCTCTCCCCAGCAAAAGAAGTAAAAGCATGTTGCTTTCTAGCTGCTCCTGGTAAAGTTAGCGATCCAGCAGTTAATTGATTCCAACCGCCTATCTTTTCAGGTAGTCCATACCTAAATCTAACAAAATCACCATCTGTCCATTGCCCTTCGGCACCGGATTCTGTATCTTGTTTGTTAAAACCAGGCTTGAAATTTAATTTTTGTAGCATATAGTAGGTTATATATTAGTTTTTAAAGAAATAAAAGTAGGAATATAATGAAAGAAAAAACAGTACAAATAAATAATTTTATAGGTATTTATGATAATTATATCACTAAAGAAGAATGTAATAATGCCATTAAATTATATGAATCTCAAAATAATTTTAAAAATACTTTTAGTAGAATATTTGCAGAAAAAGAATCTATTTTAAGAAAACAAGATGAACAATTTTTTGCAAACCCAGATACCATAGATATATGGTGGGAAGACTTAAAATCTTTAATGTTTAATTTTGATTTAGCCTGGAATCATTATGTTGAACACACAGGTGCTATGTCTGCTTACGGAGGAATCAAATTTCATTTTACTTCTATGAAAATTCAAAAAACCTTACCTACAGAAGGATATCATATTTGGCATTTAGAACATGGAAAAGGATTTCATAATGAACCCCGTGCTTTTGTATTTTCTGTTTATTTAAATGATGTAGAAGATGGTGGTGAAACAGAATTTTTAAATCATTCAACAAGAGTAAAACCTAAAACTGGAAGAATAGTTATTTGGCCCGCTGCTTTTCCTTACGTACACAGAGGTAATCCACCTTTATCTGGTGAAAAATATATTTTAACTTCTTGGATGTTGTTAAGATGAAACCAGTGTTATTGGATAATATTTTTTCAGAAAAAGAACTTTTTTTTATATATAAAGAAATTGTAGGTGCTCCAAATTGGTCAGTAGCAGGAAAGGCAAGTGAAATAGAATATCCTTCCAATAAACAATTTTCAAATGCACCTTTATTTAGAGTAAAAACTGAAAATGATATATCTAACTATCCGGTTCATTTATATATACAAAGTTTAGTTTTTAGAATGGCAGAAATGCTTGACAAAAAAAATATTGGTATGCAGACTAATATCATAAGAAGTTGGTTTAACTTAACCTATGAAGGTTCTCCAAATCACTGGTTGCATCAAGATTCCATAAGTCCAACAGCACAAACAGTTTTAATATTTATGACTCCTATATGGCAAGATGCTTGGAGAGGATCTTTACATGTTGATGGAGAAGAGTTTAAATTTAAACCTGGAAGCGCGGTAATATTTAATGCAAACGAATTTCACACCGGAGAAACTCCAGAAAGCCAAAGCCAAAACTGGCATAGACTTACCTTAAATATTTTATTAGATAGTAATTTATGAAGAATAAGAAGTGGGTCTTGAACCTTTTTCAGATTCATCTCTAGTATCTGCATCCCAATCAGCTTGTAATTGTAATAAATGAGCTGCATCCCATCTAGTAATAAATTGTTGTATTTCAATACCTTGGCTAGCTAAAGAACAATGAGGTGTTGTATCTCTATGTTCTACTTCATCCGAAGTATTAGAAGTACCTGCTTGAATAGCCCAGATATTTTGAAAATCAGTAGTTGTCCAAAAAGCATTGTCATCAATTATATAACCAGTACCCGCTTCAGCGCCTGTGTTTTTAATTACACATCTGTCTTCGAATATCACTGTCCAATTTGCGTTTGTTGCCATAATTTCTCCTATGTCTTAATAATATAAATAATTGTTAAATAAGGTTGTAACACTGATGGATTAGAAGCACTACCTGAAAAGTTTGCACTCATATTGTGTTGGTGACCATTACCTGAACCTGTATTACCTGATGCTAGAGTAGAACCACCATTTGCTTTAACTCCGAATTGAACACCAGCTTGTTGAAAGTTATTTTGGTTTCCAGGGTTATTTCCGCCTAGATTGTGTTGGTGAGAAGCAAGTTGTGATTCTGATAAACTAGCATTCGCTGTTGAACCAGAAATATTTCCAGTAGGTGTCACTGCTACAGTGTTTGCTCCACCAGTTGATGCTAAAGCTTTATTATTAGATTTTCCGACTGCTACGTTGTCTTGTAAATTAGGTACATTAAAAGTAGATGAGCCATCACCACCTCCATAAGTAGAAGCTACAATTGCAAATAAAGCTGAATAAGTTGATCTTGAAACTGCTTGACCATTACACTCTAAAAAACCTGTTGGCACTGATGCAGAAGACCACGGCACAATAGTCGCTGTAGGAATTCCTTCGATACCCGTAAGGTTTGCTCCAGTAAAATCGTATTTTGTTGCTTCGTAATTTGACATATTATTTCTCCGTGTAAGTCCATCCTGTTGTAGCATCTCCAGAAAAAACTAATGAAAAAGCTGCACCTTGAGTATTAACTACAAGATCAGATGCTGCATTAGTTATATTAGAAGAATTCCTACCAACAGTCAATGCGTTAGTATTGAAATCATAACCTTGATCTGCAAAATGTACTTCATCACCAGTAGCCGGTGATGCTGGAAGCGTTATTGTAACTGCTCCGCCATTTGTATTTATTAAAAGTTTAGCTCCAGCTTGAACTGTTTCTGCTGCTGATACCACTCTCCAATTTCTTTGTTCGTGAAGTTTTACAACATTAGTTCCATCAGAATATAATGTATAATTATTTCCTTCACATAAAAGTACACCTGTTCCAGATGCAGTTTTGAAAGTTAAAGTATTTCCAGCATGATCACATGCGTCTTGAACTTGATAAGTTTTTTCTATTGAATTTGGAATACTAACAGTAAGGTTAGAGGCTAAGGTTCCTGTTAATTTAATAACATCATTTTTACCATTAGATACTGCACCATTAGTGAAAGTTAAAGATCTAGCAGCATTAGTTATATTAAAAGTAGTAAAACCACCAATTGCTTGTTCTAGAATTAAAAGGTTAGTATTTGTAATCTGTCCCCAAGTTCCTGAGTTCTCCCCAGTTGCTTGTACTGTAAGTTTTAAATTTGCTGATGTTGAATTCGCCATATTAAATTCCTTATATCGTTTATTTTATAAAAATAAAAAGTTAGTGTCAACTCTTTATGCAACGACTTCCCTCCATCCAGGAGGATCTATTGGAGCGGAACCGGTATTTATTTCGTTCCAGATAAGAGCATTAGCACTATTTACATTCATAGTCAATCCAAAACCATTAAAGGTAGCTGTAACGTTAGTAAATGCAGTTTCATTTCCTAATGCTGCTGTTAATGCTATCCCTGTAACATCTACCGGTGTTTTTACGTCAACGGTTAAAGTCCCCAAATTAGCACTCATCGCTATACCTGTTACACTAGGAGAAACATCCCCTTGCATTCCAAGGGTACCTAAAGCACCTATCATGAAATTACCAGTGATCATTGCATCAGGTGCAGGGTCGACAACACCTAAAGTTAATTGTGCTACGTTTAAAGTATTTGCAACAATAGTTGCATCACCACTAACTTCTTGTGGCGAACCTAAAGCTGCGCTCATAGCGATCCCAGTAACAGGTGCTGGTACATCAATACCGGGTCTTCCCCAAGAATTTATTCCCCATTGAAGTCTACCCCAACCTGTAGTGTTAAAGGCATCTACAGTTCCAAGACCCATAGACATTGCATTACCTGTCAGCATAGCATCAGGGCCAGCATCCGCTGTTCCTAAATTTGCCGTCATAGCAATTCCTGTTATAGGAGGTTCTACTGCAATTATTGTTGTTGGAGTTGTGGTAGCTGTAGTAAGAGGAAGTCCAGTAGGAATAGGTATAACATCTGTTTTAACAGATTCATTTCCTAAAGACGCAGTTAAGGCTTGTCCAGTTACAGGAACATTGACATCACCTAATAGGCCCCAAGTACCGAGACCCCAAGTTTGAATATTCCATCCTGCCATAGGAGTTTACCCCCTAATTAACCAGAGATTCTTAAAATCGCTGCTGTTGATGTTGGTGCTGGAAACTGAACTGTAAACGTACCTGAAGTAGCTGTTTTGTCTCCTCCGAAATCTAAAACACAAACTGCAGAGTTAGTAGTAGCAGATGATGTGTTGTAAATTAAAGCTCCTCTTGCTGTCAGTGTAACGTTTTGAAATGACAGATCAACAAAGTCCGCTCTTGCAACACCAGCTGTTAAAGAAGTTGGTGCATTAACAAGTGCACCGCCACCAGCTGTATAATTTGCTGACGTAACTTCGTTAGTTGGTGAAGAAGTTAATAAAGAAGTTGTTGCTGAAGTAAGAGTAGCTGAAGAAGTATAAAGAGCTAACTTATATTTATCACCACCAGATTGTTTAAAATTAGAGTCACCCTCTAGTAGTAATTTTTTAAAGTTGTTTGCAATTGCTTGTGTTATAGCCATAATTTATTCTCCTATTTACCTATACGAGGAACACCACTTTGATATTCGTCTCGTCTTCTTCTTCCCATTTGTTCAATAGAGAAGCCTTCTACTACTTGTTTATACTTTTGTTCGTATAATTGCAAGAGGTCTTGTGGACCTTTTAGAAAACCATAAGCCTCGACAAGGCTTGCATATAAAAGTCCATTGGGAAAATTTGTACTTATATATGTTGTTGTATTTGTACTCGATAATCCTGGATCTTTCAAGATATAATTTAACTGAATTATATAAGTTTGATCAGGTGTAGGAGCTACAACAATTGTATCTTTGTCCCACCAACTATAATATTTTGGCACTCCAGTAACAGCAGTAGGGTTAAATTCAGACATAAAACTTGTGTCTCTCCATTGTAAAAAATCTCTTTCTTGATTAGTATTTCCATCAGCTAACTCAGAATCTACAATCTGAGCAGATCTAATAACTAAAGCATCTGTTGGAGTATCTATAAATCTAGTAGAGGCTATTAAATTAGCTGATACATATCTTCTATTATTATCAGAATCTATATCTCTAAATATTCTAAATTCAGCATCATTAATAATATCATCAAGAATAGTATCGGATAAAACTGTTGATCCAACTTCTGTATAATTTCTAATTTTTGTTTTTAATTCGTCGTATGTCATAATTATAAATTTGTACTTGTGAAGTTATTATTAACAGGACCTGCGAGACAATTCAAGCCTCCTCCTGGTCCATATACATCTAAAAATAAAGTGCCTTCATCATTCTCTTTTAAATTATAGCTATTAGCAATAGTTATTGTTGAAGGTTGCCCTGCTTGACTTTGAGTTGTTTCATTTAAAGAATCAACTAATCTTGCTCCAAATATCTTGGCTCCGGCATCATGGGAACTAGCTGTAGTATTTACAGGACTAACTCCTCTAAATGGAGCGTTAGTTCCTCTAACTAAACCTGATAATACTTTTGTTCCAGCATTATAAGCAGTGTATTCAATCACTTCATTTTCAAAAAATCCTGTTGTAGAATTTATTTTTTCAATAACTACATAACCACCATTTGTATAGAAACCAAGATCATCAACTACAGTCATAGAAGTATCTGTAGAAGTTATGTTAGAAGCTAAGGTGGTTGATAATTCTAATTCTTGAATACTTTTTTGAAGAGCAGTTGTGCTTGATACTAAATTTGATTTTATACTCATTAACCTCACTACATCATTTACTAATATTCTACTGTTAGGTTGAGTTACAACATAAACAGAACCAATACTAATATTGTTTGTAGTAATAGGATTTTCTTCTAATAAATCTGGAGTAGGTAAAGGTGCAACTTGTGGTCTTGCTTTATCTAAACCTTGTGGGTCTGATACAAAAGGACTTGGATCTAATTGTGGTTGTTTACGTTCGAACTCTGAGTAATGCACAAACTGTCCATTCCATTCTGTAACCATTTCTCTCCACGGAAAAGCTAGTCCGCTTCGATCAGAGATTGCTAAAGCGTGTTTCCCTTTTGCAAACTTTGCCATTAGATCTCCGGATAATAAGTTTTAGGTGATATGTAAACACTAGAAGACGAACCATCTTCAGCTAAAGCTCTTTGTAATTCATCTTCATAAAGTAACTTCATTTCTTGAGTTCTTTGAGGAGCTTTTTTTTGTGATACATAATAAGCTAGCCCTGCACACATACAAGGTACAAATCTATTAACAACATCTGCTTCGTTAGTATATTTACCTGCATCTTGTAATCTTTGTATGTAATAAAAAAACATAAAATCTCCAACTTGAGAACTCCCTGGAGTTAAATATAAAGTTACTGTAACTCTATTTATAAATCTTTGTACCCAATATTGAGAGGGTTGACCTGTAGCAGTCTTATTTGAAAATGCTGAATACTGTGATCTGTTTACTTTAGAGAAAGGTGAATCTACATTTGCAGCAGTTCTATAGCTAGCTTCTAAAAGATCAGAAGCCATGTTTACAAAATTATTTACTGAATCATTTTGAGCATGAGAAGCAGCAGTTGTGTCATCTATTCCTCTATCAGTTACAGCTGATAAAATTAAATTATTACCTGAAATAGAGCTGTACTGCATTATTTCATTATTGATTTTTATCTTACCAGATTCAGGCATCTGGGCCACAGAAGCAACTGGAATAGTTGTAACTGTAGCATTTATTGCAGAAGTTAAAGTAGTGGTAATTCCGTCAGAAGCACCATCACTTGGTGATCTAAAAATTACATATTCATTTTGACCATTAACTAAACTAAAAGCATGTTCTCTTACTTGCCAAAAATGGATACCTCTATTGTCCCATTCTTGCAGCATTATATTTAATGATCTTCTAGCTGAACGCAGGTCATTACCTGAGTAATCAAAGAAACCTAATCTTTCAAAAGCTTCAGTTATAATATCATCGATCGAGAATGTTTTCTCGAATGTAGTTGTGCCTGAAAAAGCCAAGTTGCCTCCTACGAGTTACTTCCGCCGCTATGAAAAACAGTAATAGCTAAAATCTGTTCTGTAGTAAAACCTGAAACTACTGAAGTTTTAAATAAAATCGGTACAGGAAAATTTACTGTCATATCATGAATATGAGCACCTTTATTTATTTTTACTTTTGAAACTGTATCGTCTTTAAGCTCTAAGACTCCAGCTTGGTTAGGACCAGATACATGGACTCCATATACTCTAGTTCTTCCAGTTTGAATAGTTTTAGTTTCAGTAGTTACGTTAGTTGCAACTCCATCAATTGCTGATCCAAATGTTGACATAATTTATCTCCTTAAAATTTATATGTGGGGCCGAAGCCCCACACTAATTATTTATTACTGTGTATCAAAAGGTGTTGCAATTGCACCTGTTGCATTAGTCAAACCTTCAACATAGTAAAGATTAGCTGCAACTGCAGTAAACTTCAGATAAGTTCCTTTTAAACCACCTGTTGTTGCGACAGCAGCACCAGCTTCACCATTTAGGTTAACTTCATTGTTTGCTGTTGCTGGAACCCATTGTTTACCTGACACTGATGCATCAATACCAGCAGTAATCATACCAACAAATTTATCGGCAGTGCTAGCAGTTTTGATAGTACCAGTGAAATCATCGATAAAAAGAATTTCAAAAGTAGTTCCAATCGTGCTTGGATTATTGTAATCAGTTGATCCTGCTGCCGCAGAATCAGCTTGAGAAACAATTGCTGGAATTGTAATTGCAGTTGGTGTAGCTGCAGGATCAAAAGTTAAAAGTCTTCCTGCGTGATCAGCAACAGTTAAATCAGTTGCTAAAGTTAATGCAGGGACTGCTCCCGGTCCAATTGATTGAAAACCATTTTTTGACCTTACTGGTCCTGAAAAGGTTGTATTTGCCATAGTTATTCTCCTAGTTATTTGAATATCGTCTCTAGGCCGTCGACTATACTCGTCGATATCCAAGTTAATAATTGTATAGTGTAAAAACTATACACTAGTTTTTAGTAGAGTGCAAGAGAGCCTGTAGTGTGGAGTGAATTTTTCCAACGATGTAGCTTTTTGTTTAAGTAGCTACGGAAACTTGCGGAGCAGAGTCTTCAACTTTATTACGCATGTGTTCTCTTTGCGCCTCTGCCATCTTAATATGACTTAAAACATCTCGAACTTTTCGATCTATTTTAACCATATCGAGAGTATATCTACCCTCTTTAAGATGCTCTTGCTCCCACTGTAGATCTAGACCCCTCTTTTGTTGGTAAAGGTCCTGTAAGTGTTGCATCATTTTTTCCATCTATAACCTCCTCA